CGATTTATTAATCTCAATACCCAAATTAAATTCTTCAGTATAATCTAAGAATGGTGAAAAACCCATCATTGGACCTTCTTTTGTGGGTTGAACAATTACTTGAACCGGTTGTTTAATTTTGAAACTATCGAATAATTTATTAGATAGTTCTTCGTCAGTCTGAGCCAATATTGTATGGTTGGTTTTGAATGTTATTAGTTTTATCGTCATATTTTTTAATCTCTATCACCGAATCTTTCGGTTGTTTAATTGCAAAATTTGTTGCTTCTTCAAAAGAAGGAAATGTTCTGGATGAGACCATACTTCCATTTCCCATATAATAATAAACCTTATACATTAACTTTTGTTTCCGCAGGTATAACTCCGATGGTCACCCATCGTTTTGGAAAGAGCATTTCTCTACCTTGAAAATCTCTCATGTCACATGTTGGGTCTTGCATCCAACCAATCACTTCAACCATATCATCAAACTCTCGCAAGAATAAGTCGTACCTTTCGGCACGGGGCATTTTGTTTTCAATTGCAAGTTTCTTGGCGATTTCACGGGTGTTCATTCTTTTCTTTCCTTAAAGTCATAGAAAAAATCATTGTTGTTTCTAGCAGAATGTTTATTAAATTTTTCTACTGAATACAACTTTGTTGCTATCTTAAAATCTGGCATCTTAAACTCTGGCACAGTCAAAGATGCATCATAGAATAATGTTTTATTGTTAGGTTGTGCGGCAAATTGTCCGTTATCTAACTTAATAAAATTATAACTCTTATGTTCTTCTACTGTTTCAGAAAATCCTGTATTAAGATAACCAGGGTCGTTTTGGCAAAAATCTACGGTGAACATATACTCACCAAAATGCCAATTTCTATCTTTGTCGAGGAACTTACACTTCAACATTCGAAGGTTGTCCTTTTCAATTACAGTAACATTATAACTCAAACAGTCCCATATTTGCAAGTAATCCAGAGGCAAAGATGCACTATTCAAGTTATCTTGCCGAGACACAAAGGCATGTAAAGGTAGTTTATCATACAAGGCACCGTAATTAGGCAATAGTGCCTCAATACGAAATGCTTGGCCTTTAATACATTTAATTGTCATCCATATGCATGGTTCATATTCACCAAAACCTTTTTCAAAGTCATAGAGAAATTCTTTCTTAACAAAGCATTGGACTGGAGGTAAGTTGTGAACAAGAAAGGCCATTATTTTTCCACAAATTTACTAAAGTCTGGTGGTTGCCAACCTTCAGGTTTCAAAACTTTACCATCTTCTCTCTTTATTACTTTACGAGTTTTGGTGTCAATCTTTTTTAAATTACTAAGTGCGCCTTCGTCCCAAATTCTTTCACCTTCCCATCCTCTCGAATACATGTAACCAACAATTACCCATATCATGTCGAAACATGCATCAATGGTTTCTCTGTCATCATTGTCAAGTCGAGCGGCACAGAATTCATTGTATTCTTCTGTAATTAACCTGTGGTATAATAATGCTTGTTCATCGTTATTCTTGGACACAGTTTGTTCTGCAGCACGCATAAAGACCTGCACATCAGTAAACACTTTACTCATATTAAACCTTTTTTGTCAACTCAGATTGATAAGTTCTTTGTCTTAACTCGGAAGAACTAAACCGATGGGTGCGAGAATTATAATATGTTTTAATGCCACGGGTGTCACAGATATCACGACCTGTTAAATCTCTGTCTTTATATTCTTCACCACAAATACGCATGCTAATGGGTAAGAACATTAACAAATCTTCGAGGTCTTTTTCGGTATCATAGACGATAATCTCATCTACAAATTTGACAGCAGAAAGTTGAACATATCTTTCTACGATTGATTGAACTGGTTTGTTTTTGGTTTCTGGTCTATCGATTGTTGGGTCTGTTTGCAAACCAACAATAAGATAATCACAGATTGACTTGCACTCAGCAAGCATTAGAATATGACCTGCATGAAGAAGGTCAAAAGTAGAACAGGTAAAGCCGATTGGCCGACCAATCATATCATCAGGTAATACTAGCATCATATAACTCCATAGTAAAAGAAGAACCGGTGCGTGCCTAGGCAGAGGCACCGGCCGTGTTACATTTATTTATCATCGATTTTTTTAATAATCACATTGCCATTTTCTTCAGAGATATCAAGTGTGTCTCCTTCTTTCCAACCCATTTCTTCCAATAACTCAGGTGGCAATTCAATGATTGCATCACCATTATCACATATTTCAACTACTTTTGCGGTAAATGTTTTCACTTTTCTTCTTCCTTAGGATAATCATTATAAGAATACCATCCAGTAATGATATATTTCACTTGTGTAGGAGAAGGTATTCCCCTATGCGTATATGTCCAATCTGCTGGCCATATAATTGTGAGACCTTTTTTAGGCACAAATTTAATTTTTTGATGAAAGAAATCTGTTTCGCCTTCATCGGCAACATCATTCAAGTATGTCATAAAAACTAAATGCCTAGATGCAACTGTTAATGCCATTCGTTCACTATGCCAACTATAAAATCCTTCACCTGGTTCATACTTTTGAATATTCATTTGTTCGTTGATTGACCAACCATCTTGTTCTTGGCTTGCCCAAGGAAATATTTTAATATAATCAAAACAACAATCTTCTAAAGCCTGCAAATAATTTTTTATAATTTCATTTTCTAAAGATTCTTTTGCAAAGAAAGAATAATCTAAAGATTTTTTAATGTTGGTGTCTGTAACAAAATTTCCAACTTTACCAGAATGTTTTTTTTCTTCTGGTAAATTTTCAAAAAAAGAAATTAAATCGTCACATAAATTTTCTTTTATAAACCAACCTTTTATAAAAGTGTTGAGGTTGTTTATTTCTGAAGCAGGTTTAATATTCTTTTCATCGATATCAATTATAATTCTTTTCATTATTACACCTTCTCTACTATCACTCCAGCCTTCTTTAGAAAATCTATTCCTTTTTCATCACGATAACTATTTCTATAATAGATACTGTTTATACCTGATTGGTAAATTAACTTTGCACAATCGAGACAAGGTGCGTGGGTGACAAACAGAGATGCACCATCACTTGAATTTGTTGACTTAGCAATTTTTGCTAAAGCATTTGTTTCTGCATGAAGAACTTCTGATTTTGTTATCAATCGTTCCTCAATATAGGTAATACTTCTACTTTCAATGTTAACAATCTCTTGTTCAGGTATCAAGACTTCACATTCATTATCCCAACCAGAGGGCATTCCATTATAACCAATACCAATGATTGTGTTATCTTTTACAACAACACACCCTACTTGTAATCTTTTTGCAGATGAGAGTTTGGAATAAACCTCGGCTGCTGCCATATGGGCATCAACAAATTTCTGCTTCATGCTTGAGCAGATTCTTTTTTATTTTTCTTTTCGGATTTAAACGGGACTGAAGAAGCAAGTTGTGCTTCAATCATGGCGTTTTTATAATCAGACCTTTTAATTGGGTCGACAATAGTTGCCAAGAATCGTTTTGTTTGTTTGTTTAGTTTGAAATTTTTATCACGCTTTACCATAATATCTCCATAATTTAAAAAGTGGGGCGAAATGCCCCACTCGGTTACGCAGCTGACTTCTCTTGTAGAAGTTGTGGTTTAAATTCTTTCAAATTTTCACCAATAGCAATCTTGCGTGGTTTCTTGTGTTCAGGAATAATATTCTCCAAACCAATTCTGAGAATACCATCTTTGAACTCAGCACCTTTCACTTCGATTGTATCTGCAATAGTGAGTGTTTTGGTGAAAGACCTTGTACCAATACCTTTGTGTAGATATTGCACATTGCTTTCTTTTTCATCTTTCTCACCTTTTACAGTTAATGTACCTTCTTCAACTGAGATTTCAATTTCATCTTTAGAAAAGCCTGCAACGGCCAATTCTACGATGTAACGAGATTCATCCAGTTTAAGAATGTTATGTGGTGGGAAATTAGAAACTGATTTTTGAACATCCATGCTCAATAGTTTTTCAACATCATCGAAAAACTTATCAAAACCCAATGTGGTTTGGGAAAGTGGACCGAAAGAAATGCGTCCTAATGTCATAGTTTTTTCTCCTTTTAAGCGAGTTATCAAAAGCGGCGACCCATTTGGCATCGCCTTCCATATTTATATTCAAATCAATAATCTATTGATTTTTTACCTATATTGTATTTTGTGATTAGTTGCCAATCATCTTTTTCTTTGAAAGAAATAATCTTTATTTGATGTAAAGGTGCAATATTATCTTTCATCAAAATTGGATTAAGAATCTTTACAAGACCCCATTCTTCTAGGAGTTTTGCAATTGCGTTTCGTCTTTGAATATCATTCTCAGTCAGATTAGATGGTTTTCCATCTAACGCAAATAACTCTTTGAAATGCACGATATAATATCTGCCCTGCTTATGCAGAATGTGGCATGACTGGTACAACACTTTTTCCTTGCGGGAAGATACGCCAATTCTGGTAAGTGTTTCTCTTACCTTTAAAAAATCATCCTGTTCCGTCAAGGTGACTTCTATAAATTTAGACAAGTCTACCATCATTACCTCTTAGTCAATCCACCCGTTTGGGTTTGTTCTTTTAATTGTTGGATTTGTTCTTTGCTAAGTAAGCGGAGCGCTTCTCGGGCTTTTGTATCGGAGAAACCAAAGACAGTCTTTATACATTCCAAATCGTCACTTTTCTCAGACTTTATCCACTTCGCAAACGGTCGTTTCTGTGACCTGACGGTATTTAGTAAAAAGTCATTTTGCAACTTCTTGTCGATAAAATGTCTGCGGTTCATCTCATTTGCATACAAAACGCAGTCTTTATGATAAGATAAGCTACGATTTACCAAAAAAGAAACATAGTCTTTTTCTGTAATTTCATCGACAATTAACTGTTTCTTATTTTGTAGTATTGCATTAACATAATCAAAAGGATTACTCATGTCAACATCCTTATCAGACCAATGGTATCGATGGTAGTGAGTAAAACATAATTAGCAAGGAGGCCAAATGATTTCCGAGTATAAGCAGCCCAAGCATACAAAGCACACCCAATAATCCAAATAGGATAAAGAACAAGTAACGGAGGGTTCGGTACCGTAAGAGCCATCGTAACACTACAGCCAATGCTAATACCCCAAGCAAAAAGTTCAACAATAAAACGCCAACGATTAGACTGCCAATCATCTTTTATCCATTCGAATATTCCGGTAAATACATCATTCATACAAACTCACAATTTACCATCAACTCAGTTAAGCAGGCAACAGTATTAATTTCTTGGTCTGCAACAAACGCAGCCTTGTATTGATAGTCAGCAAGAATCAAAACTGCTTGTGGAATTGATGCGGGTTTCATTGTATCATACATTGCATCATATAATTTACGGAACAATGTATTACTATCTATTTCATTTGATGCAACCCATTTACGAATCGCACCAAAATCTTTTTGTTGAACAAACTTTACGATTTCTGTAATCGATACATCACCAATTTGTGCAAGAATACCAGTATCAATCTTACCAAATTGTGAATATCGTTGAAGTTCATTTAATACACGGCGAAAATCTGGAAAATGTTTCTTAACAAGTTCTGCAATAACCGCATCATCAAAGTCAACTTTTTCACTTTGCAAAATTGTCTGAGTTCTCTTAAAGAACGCAGATGCCATCTTGGCTTTCTCACCATTCTTTAAACCAAATTCAATAACTGCACACCGTGAATGAAGTGGTTCAATAATACGATTCTTATAGTTACATGTAAAAATGAACGAACAGTTCGGTGCGAATTCTTCAATCGCATTACGAAGCGCAGGTTGAGTTGAGTTTGGATTTAGATAATCTGCTTCATCAATAATGATGACCTTACGACCACCAGATAGTGACATTGAAGAGGCATAGTTTTTGATTTTGGTTCTGAAAGTATCAATACCGCTTTCATCAGAACCATTGATAACCATGAAGTCGCAACCGATTTCGTTGCACATTGCTTTTGCTACGGTTGTCTTTCCTACGCCTGCACCGCCACTCAATAAAAGATTAGGAATCTGTTTCTGATTCACATATTCTTGAAATGGTTTCTTTAGGCGTTCAGGTAGAATACAATCTTCGATTGTTTGTGGACGATACTTCTCTGTCCAAAGTAGATGTTCCATAATAACCTTTCACATAAATCATAATTTAAAAGTGGGGCTTTCGCCCCACATCTTACGCAACTCTACGAACTCTGTCGCTTTGTGTGCGATTTTTGGCTTTTGGTAACTTTTCAATGTTACCAATTACACGCTTACCACCTTTTGAAACAGGAACAATTTCGTTTATTTCAAATTCATCTGACAATGAAAGCGGTACATCAAGTGCTACAAGTGCCTCATCACGGGTCATTGTATCTCTTGAACCTACTGGTGCAATTATACTACGATTCTTAAGCATTGTCAAGGCAGAATTCAAATCTTCAAGGAGATATTGAACACGAGCCCAACTATCAAAGGTATACTTCGAACCGCCATCACCTTTTACACTCTCTTTACGAGCATGCTTTTGGTCAGCATTGTGTTTGGCAAATGACCAGTCGTGTATCTGATACTTAGTCTTACCTGTTGCGTTGTTGTATGGCACTTTTGTACCTTGTGCATTGATACGCTTGAATTCTTCATCCAAGAACCATTGCACAAACAAGGCATCATCAACAACCTTGAAACTACCATCAATCTCTTTCTTTTTACCCCACACATTACCTTTTTGCATGAAGAACGAAAGGGTATAGAACATATTGTAGAATGATGACTTCGTAAATTTACTTAGTTTCTTTGCATCATATTGAGAACAACCATCGGCCATCACCCTCAAAATTTTACGAGTGGTTTCCTTATCAGCATCGGTTACTCTCAATTTACCTTTAGGATATGAACCTAAGATGTTATCTAAAACATCGGTATCATAACCATCATACATGTTATTGCAAATATACATTAACATTTCTGCAACAAATAAAGTGTCACCTTTGTGGTCAAGAGAATACTCACCTGTCATACCAGAACCAATGTTATTAAACATGTCTCTAACATTCATATCATTCAAACAGATATTGTTTAACCAACGATTGGTTGGGTTGTAATTGAGAATACGCTTTTCATGCTTTGTCATTGGCATCATACTGTTGGAAGTAATGAAGATACGAGCAAGTTCACGCAAGTCGCCCGTTTCATACACAACAACGATAAGTGGAATAGAATTTTTCAAGTGAAACTGAATTTCTTCAGGAAGCTTATCGAATGTGCCTTCAATATCAATCACACCTTTCTCACCTTCAATTTGCATTGAAATAGTTTCTTCTGGTTTAAAGTAGTATTCACTACTGAAGAAACGGTCATAAGTGTCAATTCTGTGTTGACCATCAAGTACCAAATACTCATAACCCAAATCTAAAAGACTTTGGAAGTATGCCAAGTTTTCTTCGATGAAACGAAAGTTGGTTGCAGTTGGAATTAATTGTTGTTTTAGTTCTTCAACAATTGGTGCAATAGCCGCAAGTTGAAAACAGTCTTTAACGGATGCACCGTTAAATGCAGTAAACAAATAGGAGTTTACTTTCGCATCATGCCATCTTACGAGCAATCGTTGCAATCGCTCACGGTCATAATACAGTTTGTTATTTACATGAAGATTGTAAAGAAATTCTGGTGATTTAGAATATGCTTTACCGCTAATTTTTTGTGTCAAATTTACTATATTACTTTTCATACTAATCTCCTTAGAGAAATATTTAAAAATGGTAACCTTAGTTACCGCCTATCAAATCTAAGTCCTTGGACTTAAATGAGATTCTTTTGTCGATTAATCTCTTTCGTTTAATCGAGCAACCACATCAAGATAACTGTCTGTAACTTGCCATGAATTTCCTGTTACACCAAAAATTATGGTTACAGAATTCACTTCGATAGTTTCAGGGTTTGTAAAAACGGACTCAAACACAGACATGACATGATTTGGATTAATGGCAATACTATCACTAGCATTGCCTTTAAATGCATTAGTAAAGTATTTGAGTGCCATTATTATACGGCCTCAAATTTAGAACCTGCTTCAGTTGAAATGTAATACTGAAGTGGAACATTTTTGTTTTTGAAGTGTGAAACGCCTTTTGAAGAAATTGCAACTTCATAAACACCAGGTAAAACTTTGGTTAGATTTTCAGTTTTAAAAATCATTTTAAATTTGTTGCCATTGCCTTCTGCAATTTCAAGTGCATCGGTGTGAGCAGCATCGTTTTGTAAATCAAGTGTGACGATACTTACTTTTTTACCATCAGATTCGATTGCAATGTGTGGAGAAGAAAGAACAGAAGCCGCACGGAGAACCCAATCAAAATCTTCTGAAGAAAATGTAAATTTGATTTCTGCTTCAGGCATTACGAATTGTTTCTCAGGAGGAGTAACAATCATTGTTGGTTCACAGAAACGATATTTAATCTTACTGCGACCTTTGTTACCAACAATCACAACATGTTTTTCATCAAACTCAAATGATGGGTCGTCTTTGTGTAAAGAAACAACCGACAAGAAATTGTTTAAGTCATACACACCAAAGTCAGCAGGAATTTCTTCCTTGATTGTAACTTCAGCAAGAATGTTTTTATGTGACGAGACAGTTTTAAGTGTCTTGCCTTGTTTAAAGAAGATACCTTGATTGATTGTTCCAAAGTTCTTCAATACAGATAGTGTTTCACCAGAAAGTTTCATTTAATACCTCATAATTAAGATTTGTCAATAGAATACAGTATATCATGTTCATATAAAAACATGAGGCAACAAAGTGCATGAGCTAAGTGATGTTTACCTGATTCTGTATCCATCTGTTCGCCTTCTTTCCATGCCCATAAATGCCTTTGTAATGCATCAAAATACCTGCGTTTGGAATCTGGAACATTTTTCCAATTATCAGGTTCGTATTTTTCTGCACCAAAAGTTAATACATCAACAGTTGCTTTTAATGCAAGTGGTGGAAGTAAACCATATTGTAGTTTACCGCCATCAAACTTGCGACCTCCCGTTGTAGCAGTTTGACTTGCTGTAACTAGGTCTTTTTTAATCATAGTTTACCTGTGTATTGTGCTACAGCAGGCATGTTGCCAGTAAACGCATATGTTCCAATATGTTGCGTTTTCATCCAAGGACACAAGAAGATTTTGCCACCCATTTTACGCCACATCTGACAGAACATATAATCTTCACTCAGATATCTGTCGGAACCACCTCCAACGATGGACTCTTTAGTGTCGATTACTGTATCAAAGTAAGCATGAATGTATCTTGTACCATCAAAATTGGCTTGGCCAACATGGTCAGGTTTGTATCGAATCATTGGATATTCTTTTTCCATTTTTTCAAATACTTCCCGTTTAACCATCATAAAACCTGTGCCGATTTCCATCACTTCAAGTGGTTCGGTAACAGTAAATTGTTTTGTGCCTTTTACAACATTGAAAACATATTCTCCAACTAATTGTTCTAGTTCTCTTGGTTCCATATTTGGTTGAGAACGAGCAGCTTGTGCAACATTACTCCAATTAATTGATTTTTTAGGATAAGGACCACCAATTACATCCTTGTCCAATGCCATACAGGCAAGAACATCTTGTGGATTGTAGTGAATGTCCGAATCAATGAATAATAAGTGTGTGTGGTCTGAGCGGAGAAATTCGTCAACTAGGTAATTTCTAGCTCGTGTGATAAGTGATTCATTGAACAAGAATGAAAACTTAGTTTCGATTCCATATTTGTTCATAGTTGTCTGTAAATCGAGGCTTGATTTGATATACAAACCATGTGCCATGCCACCATACATCGGCTC